GTAGTTTCAGTTGAAGTATTCCAATCTCGTACTGCTCCAGGCGGACAGATTGAAGGCGTGGACTTTACTCCAAGTCCTTATCGTATGGGTCGCAGCTTGTTTAATCGCGTAGTCGGTTTGCTTGGACCTTACATCGATGTTGAAACAATGGCTCAATAATGCCAAGCACTATTCTTTCAGCTGTTCGTACTCCGCTTGCTACAGCCCTTGCTGGAGTATCAGCTAACATCTTTAGTTATGTTCCAGAGCAAGTCCCAGTCCCTGCCGTAGTCGTCGTTCCGGATTCTCCCTACATGGAGTTTGAGACTATTGGTAAGAGCACCTTTCGATGCAAATTAAATTATACGATTACTTGCTGCGTTGCTTACAATAGCAACCCTGCATCGCTTGATAACATCGAGCAGCTAATAACAAGTGTTGTGGCGGTTATACCAAATGGATACGAAGTCCAGGTAGTTGATCGACCAACAGTCACACAAGTAGGCGCTAGTAACTTGCTAGTCGCGGACATACGCGTATCCACCTGGTATACGCAGACAGCATAAGGAGAAACCAATAATGCCAACAACAGTCATTACGGGTCGCGACCTCGTTCTAACCATCGCAACAGTAAACTACGATGCTCAGACAACTAGCGTGACTCTCGTAAACAGCCCGACTATCGATGTCTATCAGACACTTGATGGCAAGGCTTACAAGCACACAGACGACCAATGGACTCTCAATGTAGAGCTACTTGCCGACTGGGGTGTTGCATCATCACTATTCGAAGCAATGTGGACGGCTGCTGATACAGCACCAAACACAACTCTCGCAGTATCTTTAACAGCTGCAACAGGCGCAGTATTTGCTTGCAATGTTCTACCAGTATTTCCAACAATCGGTGGAGCTGCTCCAGGAGCACAGACAGATACTTGGGCACTTACAGTCGTTGGAACACCAGCAGACACATTTAGTTAAAATCTAACAAACGGGAGCAAAGATGAAACTACCAATCACAATTACATACAACTCAGGCGACGAAGCAACTTACACAGCTCAGCCTCCTGAGTGGGCAAAGTGGGAGAAGGCAACAGGCAACACTATTTCTCAGGCAAACGACAAGATCGGAATCTGGGACTTAATGTTTTTGGCTTACAACGCTTACAAGCGTGAGAGCGCAGGCAAGCCTGTTAAGTCTTACGAAATCTGGTCTGAAACAGTTGCAGATGTAACAGTCGGAGACGATAGCCCAAAAGCCACCAACCAGGAAGCATAAGGCGGATCCTCGTTAATCTAGCAATAGAGACGGGGATACCGATGCAATACTGGGAGGACGCGGACGACATTTTAACGGCGATAGAAATACTGAAGGAGCGATCGGATGGCAGATGAAGTCAAGATCGCTTATGACAAAACAGATCTACGCGGTATTACCAGAGCTTTCAAAGGTATGTCAGATGAAGCCGTTGAAGCTGCTAAAAAGGAAAGTTCTAATCTTGCTGAGTATGCTGCTGGACAGATTAAGATCGCAGCAGCGTCTCGCACGATTTCAGGGACTGCTGCTCGCCGTATTGCTGATGGAGTTAAGGTAAGCAAGACTTCCAAGATCGGTGAGTTTAGTTACGGCTTTGCTCGTCAGAAGTTTAGCGGTGGCGGTTCAACTTTAGATTTACTTTACGGTATGGAGTTTGGTTCTAATCGCTTTAAGCAATTCCCCAACCGAACACCAAATAAAGGCAGAGGCAACTCAGGCTATTTCATCTATCCGACTTTGCGTCAGATTCAGCCTCAGTTAGTACAAAGGTGGGAAGAAGCATTTAGCAAGATACTGAAGGAGTGGGATTAATGGCAGGTAATAGAACCCTTAAACTTTCGATTCTTGCTGATGTAGATGATCTCAATAAGAAGTTAAAAGCAGCTAATAACGATGTAGAAACATCTGCTGGAAAATTAGAAAAGTTTGGCAAAGTAGCCGGGACTGCGTTTGCAGCTGCTGCCGCTGCTGCCGCAACCTATGCAATTAAGATTGGCGTTGATGGGGTTAAGGCTGCACTAGCCGATGAACAAAGCCAGGTTAAATTAGCCTCAGCATTAGAAAACGCAACAAACGCAACTAAGGCACAGATTGCAGCTACTGAAGATTCCATCGACAAGATGGCTCGTGCTACTGGCGTTGCAGATGACAGTCTGCGTCCAGCCCTTGCGCGCTTGGCTTTATCGACTGGCAATGTCTCAAAGGCTCAAGATTTACTATCTCTTGCTCTTGACATTTCAACACAGACAGGCAAGCCACTTGAAGGCGTAGCTAATGCTTTGGGCAAGGCTTACGATGGTAACAACGCAGCTCTTGGTCGTTTAGGTATTGGATTAACTGCTGCTGAATTGAAGGCAATGTCCTTTACTGATGTTCAATCTAAACTAACAGATCTCTTTGGTGGCGCAGCTGCTAAGAACGCAGAGACCTTCCAAGGTCGCATGGATCGCCTAAAAGTAGCCTTTGATGAAGGCGTTGAGACTATTGGCTACAACCTTTTGCCTATTATTCAAAAGTTCATCGATCTAATCGTAAACAAGGTGATACCAGACTTTCAAAAGTTTATTAAAATCTTTGACCCACTCAGAGATGCCATCGAACGCAATAAAGGTTCCTTTCAGGCACTTGGTGCATTTATAGTTGATTTCATCGTGCCAGTATTTACGATTGCTTTAGGTGGAGCAATCTCTTTCGTTGCAAAAATTGCAGGCGGTGTCGTGGACATCGTGGGCGGAATCATCAATGTAATCCGTACCTTGGTCTCAGGTGCCATCGATGGCATTAATGCCCTTATCAAGGCTTACAACGCAATCCCAATCTTGCCTAACATCCCAACCATCTCTAAGCCTTCATTTACGACTCCAACAGTTTCAGCACCAAAGGTAACTACTCCAACTTACACAGCTCCTAAGATTTCAGCGCCAAGCGGATCTACTGGTACAACATCTGGCGGATCTAGTTCAGTTAGCAAAGCAGCATCATCTGCTGTAGTTGCCAGTAGTGCTGTTGGTTCATTTAACGCTGGCGCATTTAGAGCAGCAGAAGCTGCATCATCTGGAGATACTTATAACATCAATGTAAGTGGAGCCTTGGACAAAGAAGGCGTAGCCCGTCAGATTGTGGAAATCATTAACGATTCAAATGCTCGCGGTGGTGGCGGAGGATCTGGAGCGTTTGCGACACTATGAGCCAATGGACTCCTGAGTGGGCTGTATCGATTAATGGGGCAGGTAATGTCACTAATCTGACACTTGCCAACCTGACTATTACATCAGGTCGTACTGACATTTATTCTCAGCCTTACGCTGGTTACTGCAATGTTGAGATCATCAATCTTGACCAGTCACCTATTGCGATCGACATTAATGACCAGGTATCAATCAAGGTCAAAGATTCAACTGGCACATTTGTAAACATCTTTGGTGGCTTTGTCTCTGACATCGATGTAACGGTCTCTGATGCGGGTACTAACGGCATTTCAGAGCGTATTAAGGTAATTGCCTTGGGTGCCTTATCAAAGCTGCCTAAAAGCCTTACAGAAGGTGTTTTGGCTAAGGACTTTGACGGTGACCAGATCTACTCAATCCTTTCGGATCTATTGCTTAACAACTGGAACGAAGTCCCAGCAGCTGAAACCTGGGCTGATTACACTCCAACCGTTACCTGGGCTAATGCCGAAAATGTCGGACTTGGTGAGATCGACCAACCAGGTAATTACGAATTAACAGCAAGATCATCAGACTTGACTAATGTCTATTCATTGGTATCGGCTTTGGCAACTTCTGGCTTTGGTTACATTTATGAGGATGCAGTTGGACGCATCGGGTATGCCGACAGTACACACAGAGCCGATTACCTAGGCACAAACGGCTATACCGAACTATCAGCCAATACAGCTCTTGCTAGAGGTATCCGTACTCAAAAGCGCTCAGGCGATGTCCGTAATGATGTCACTATCGTTTACAAGGCAAACGCTGAAGCCAATGCTTTTGATGTTCAGTCCCAAGGTATTTATGGACCACAGCAATACCAGATCACTACCTCACTAGAACATAATTATGATGCTGAGGAACAAGCAGACTTCTATCTTGGTTTAAGAGCCTTCCCCCAAGCTCAATTCAAAGAGATTACTTTTCCTTTGGCTAACGGCGAATTGGATGATACCGATCGCGATGCTTTGCTCAATGTGTTTATGGGCTTGCCTTTGGACATCGTAGATCTACCATCAAACATTACTAATGGTCAATTCCAGGGCTTTGTTGAGGGCTGGACTTTCCAGGCTGGTTACAACCAACTGAACCTAACCCTGACTCTTAGCCCTACTGCTTACTCAATCATCACTACTCGCTGGGATCGTGTAAACGCAGCCGAGACTTGGAACACTTTAAGCCCAACCCTACAATGGATTAACGCTACAATAGTAGCCTGATAAAGGAGAAACATGGCAAGCACTTCCGCGTTTGGCTGGGAAACCCCGGACGACACAGATCTCGTAAAAGACGGCGCAGCTGCGATCCGCACACTTGGCAACTCGATCGATACATCGATGTCAGAGTTGAAGGGTGGCACAACTGGTCAGGTATTAAGTAAAACTTCTAATACTGACATGGACTTTACTTGGGTTGCCCAGGATGATTCAAACGCAATTCAGAACGCTATTGTGGATGCTAAGGGCGATCTTATTGCAGCAAGCGCAGCTGATACACCAGCCCGCCTAGCAGTAGGAAACAACGGCGAGACACTCGTAGCAGATAGTTCCACTTCAACAGGCTTGCGCTGGCAAGGTGATTATGCTGCTGGTAAGAATCAAATTATTAACGGAGATTTTAGAATTAACCAAAGAGGTTTTTCATCTCAAGCCGTTACTGCTGAACAGAAAAATTACACTTTTGACAGATTTTATTTTCTCAATGTTGTAGGTGGCACAACTACCTGTTCTGCTCAGACTTTTACTGCTGGGGCTGCTCCTGTTGCTGGTTACGAAAGCACGAACTTTATTCGCTTGGCTTCGACTGGTCAATCATCTGGGGCTGCTGGTTCTTTTATTGGTCAGAACATTGAAGATGTTCGTACTGATGCAGGTCAGACAGTAACGGTTTCTTTTTGGGCAAAGGCAGCAAGTGGCACTCCTAAAGTAGGAATTAACGTGGGACAAAACTTCGGGACGGGCGGTTCATCACAAGTAGATAATGCTGCTTCTGTAACTATCTCAACATCTTGGACGCGTTACACTAGAACAGTTACTCTTGCTTCAATTAGCGGAAAAACAATTGGGTCAAATAATTATCTTGGATTAGAATTATGGACTTCCGCAGGTGTTGATTTCAATAGTCGTACAGGTTCAATAGGTATTCAGACAACAACGATAGATTTTTGGGGCATCCAACTTGAGATAGGTTCTGTTGCAACCGCTTTCCAAACTGCAACTGGAACAATTCAAGGAGAATTAGCCGCTTGCCAGAGGTATTACTTCCGAGCAATTTCAGATAGTGGGTATAAGACTTTAGGAAATGGTTATGCAGGAAGTGCTAATGCGCTAGACGTCAGCGTTATTTTGCCAAGTCAAATGCGAGTAGCACCAACTTCATTAGAAACATCTGCTATGTCCTCTTTCTACTATGAAAGTTCAACAGGTGGAACAACACCAACTTCAATCACTCTGGCTACAAGAACGACACCAAATCTCGGTCAGGTGGCAGTTAATAAAACTGGTTCATTTACTGCTGGTTATGCTTATTCCTTATTCAGTAACAACACATCAGCCTATTTAGGCTTTAGCGCGGAGTTGTAAAATGGAAATCATTACAGACACATTGACAGGACTTGAAACTGTATTTATTACCAACGAGGACGGCACAACTTGGTCAGCGTTGAAATCAACTTATGACGCTTTGCAAGCGGAACAATCCACACCGATTGTCACAGATGAAGCCAAGACTAAGTAAGTCGGCGGTTCAGCTGCGTGAGCAGATCGATGATGCCTTCCCAGATCGAGATAGAACTAGCGATGGCTGGATCGGTGATACCCGACACGCTGCGCGCAAGTCAGATCATAATCCTGATGAAGAGGGTTGGGTTCGTGCCATTGACATCGACCGTGACCTCTCAGGTAAATCCGGAAAGCCGGATCTTATGCCAGACCTTGCTGATCAGATTCGTCTCTATGCAAAGAACCACCCAAAGCGAATCAGTTACATCATCTTCGCAGGAAAGATCGCATCCCATAAAAGAGGTTGGGCTTGGCGTACTTATGATGGCATTAATAAGCACAACGCTCATTGCCATGTTTCGTTTACTAAAGCAGCTGATGAAGCTTCTGAGTTTTTCCAAATCCCCATGCTAGGAGGCAAATAATGACTGAACTAATTATCGGTGCTTTGGCACTTGCATCAATCCCTGCGCTTCGTGCAGCTCTTAAGGCTTATCGTGCAAAGAAGTCCGTTGGGCACATAGTCGCAGATGCAGTTGAAGCTGCTATCGATGAAGTTGATCGCAAGAAGAAGTGACAGCTAATGATTGGGCTGGGTTCGTCCTCGCCATTGTTTCGACGCTTGCTGTGTTTATTGGCGGTTTGCGTTACCTGGTTCGCGGTTGGCTTTGGACTCTTACGCCAAATGGTGGATCATCTCTCGCAGACCGATTGGCAAGAATAGAGACACGCCAAGAACAGATGATGGAACTTCTCAAGAAGTAAGGGACACTTATCCACATGGCAAGAAAACCTACCAAGGCGCTAGAGGAGCAAGGTTATTCAAAGCTTGATGCTTACTGCATTGGGCTTTATGAATACTTCCTATCGTTAAAGCGAGCAGGTTTCGCAGAAGATATTGCTATGTTCATGATTACAGAGCCACAGGCTTATCCTCATTGGATTCTGCCAGATCAAGTACCGCCAGAGAAGTTAGGCGATTACGAAGATGAGGATGACGATTAAGCGAATAGTCGTAGTAAGTGACCTTCAAGTTCCTTATCATGACAGGGTTGCTACTCGTAACCTTGCAAGCTTTATCTCTAAGTTTAAGCCTGACCAAGTCGTAACCATTGGCGATGAGATTGACCTTCCCCAGATAAGCAAATGGGAGGAAGGGCGCATGGGCAGCTATGCCCAGACCCTAGATGATGATCGTAACGATGCTGTTCAGCTTCTGTGGGATTTAGGCGTTACAGACTGCATCCGCAGTAATCACACAGATCGTCTCTACAACATCATCATGGCTAAAGTGCCTGCCTTTGGTGCTTTGCCTGAGCTGCGTTTTGAGAAGTTTATGAAGTTTGATGAATTAGGTATTACCTTCCATAAGAACCCAATGCCTATTGCGCCTAACTGGATCGCAGTACATGGAGACCACACACCCATTAAGCCACAAGGAGGCTTATCAGCCCTTGAAGCAGCCCGTAGACATGGCAAAAATGTCATTTCAGGACATACTCACAGAGCAGGGCGATCTGCCTTCTCAGAGGCTTCTGGCGGTCGTATAGGGCGTGTCCTGCATGGTGTCGAGGTAGGCAACCTGATGGACTTTAAGCAGGCTGCATACACTAAAGGCGTGGCTAATTGGCAGCAGGCTTTTGCCATCATCTATGTGAACAAGGCAAAGGTTCAGGTAGATCTAATCAACATTGAAAAGGACGGCACCTTTATAGTTGCTGGAAAGTCCTACGGCAGACCAAGATAATCGTTACCGTTTCGTTATCTAAATGGGCGTGTAATTGTCGGATAAATGTGAGACCGTAATCCAGTAAGCAACAATGCTTACTAGAACGGGAGCAAAACAAATGGATCTGCAAGTACCAGTAATCTTGTTATTACTAGCAGCTAATGTCCTATGGTTTATCATGGGCTGGGGCAAAGGCTTTGAAGAAGGCAAACGAGAAGGATTAATTGTTGCTAAGAATTACCAACGCCAGGTTGAAAATGCGCGCTGATGACATCCTTGACGAAGCAAAAGACCTTATCCAAGACCGAGGTAAAGATTACGGCTTGGCAGCTCTCAATCACCTTCGAATTGCCAAACTCTGGTCAGCCTATCTTGAACGCAACATCGAGCCTCACGAAGTCGCAATCTGTATGGCACTTGTCAAAATCTCACGCATACAAGAGACAAGCCTCCACCAAGACAGTTACAAGGACGGCGCAGCATACATTGCGCTCGCTGGACAAATTGCATCAACTGACTGGACTGACCTTGACAGTTATTAAATCAGCCCCAGGAGTTTGGTGTGATTATTGTAAAGTGCGCTTTGGCGCTAACAGCCTTTTAGGTCAAAAGCCAGCAAGTTACACAGTTATCAGCAATCATCCGCGCAGTCAAGGCACACGCCGACACTATTGCAATTCATGCGCCATCGATGTCCAGACATGGGCAGACGGTACTGTTTGGTCACTACCGGAACAAACCGATTACTTAATGAAACAAGAGGAGTTACCAAGTGTTTAATTTGGCAGATTACGAGACAGTCGAAACCCGTCTAGAGAAATTCATAAAGGATTTCCCAGACTTTCGCATAAGCACAGAACTGGAGAGTTTCCAAAATGATCGATTCATTGTTAAAGCATATCTTTATAGAACTTTTGCAGATAGCGTTGCGTTTTCCACCGGATACGCTGAGGAGAAGGTTACTGATCGCGGCGTTAATTCCACTTCAGCGTTGGAAAATTGCGAGACTAGCGCGATCGGTCGGGCGCTTGCAAATGGAGGTTACGCAGCTAAAGGTAAGAGACCTTCTAGAGAAGAGATGAGCAAGGTTGAACGCCTATCAGCAAAGGACATCGCTAAGGCTAAAGAAGTGCCTAGTTTCAAAACCAAAGAAGAAGCATTAGCTGCTGACCCTTGGACGACAGAGCCAATCTATGGAGATCCAAAGCAACCAGCAGCAATTAGCGCAGCTGAAGCGATTGCCAATGTTCAAGATGTATTGGGTGGCACTAACACCGAAAGTTGTGTGCACGGTGACATGGCATGGAAAGAGGGCGAAAAGAACGGACGCGGTTGGGGCGGTTTCTTTTGCACTTATGCAAATCGAATCGGAGAAGCCAAGTGCTCAACAGTTTGGTACACCCTTGCATCATCAGGCAAGTGGGAACGACAACCTTTAAGGAGTGTGTGATGGGATTTGTAGAAGTAAAAGTGAACGGGCAATGGATGAACCTTATGTCTATGACTATTAGATGCCAGTTATGTAATGAGGAAGTAGTTATTGCTCATCTGGCTAAAATTGAAAACGCTGATACTCCAGTCAATGCGACCTGGACTTGCAAGAAGTGTCACTCGATCAATGGCTGAGTTTAACGAGATTTATCGTTCGCCAATAGATCGCCATGTATACAGCTTTAGCGGGTATGCAGGCGTAGAAAACTGCTCAGACTGTGATTCGTTTACACAAGTCAATGAATATGATCGTATCCATGATGGTGCTGTTTTATTCTTCTGTAATAGATGCGAGAATAAACACCATTTATGACAAATCATCGTAAGCATCGAGGCTACAGGACTCAAAAGGTCATAGCCGAGTATCTCAAAACATGGTTTCCGTATGCAGATACTGCTGGGGCTGGTAGGCAAGGCGAGGACATACTCAATGTGCCTACTATCTCCATCGAGGTCAAGGCTAGGGCTGACTTTCAGCCTTTAGCCTGGATCAAGCAAGCAGATGCTAACGCTAATGGCAAACTGCCAATGGTCATCATGCGATGTAACGGACAAGGTGAGGATGTGGGCGAATACCTGGCATTTGTTAAAGTCAAGGACATTATGCCCATTTTGGCTGAATTATTGCCAACAAGTGAGATAACAAGATGCACAAGCTGCGGAGCCTATACATTTCAGGAAAGGATCTGTCTATCATGCCAATCTATGAATACAAATGCGTCAAATGCCAAATAAGCATCGAGTTAGAGAAATCAATACACGAAGAGGCAGATCCAAACTGCTGTGGTGAGGCTATGCGCCGGGTTTATAGCAGCTTTGGCATTTCCTTCAAAGGAACAGGTTGGGGCAAAGATTGACGCTTAACGGGATTACCAAAAATGTTTACTCAGACGAGTGGTATACAAGCCAAGATACTGTAAATCTGGCTATTGGGTTGCTTAACCCTAAACCTCAATCTGTAATCTTGTGTCCTTTTGATTCAGATCAGAGTTTGTTTGTCAAGACACTTAAAGAACATGGACATACCGTCCTACATGGTATGAGCAACTTCCTAGAAGCTGATTACCATTGTGATTACATAATTACCAATCCGCCCTTTAGTATAAAGGACAAGGTTATAGAACGGGTTTATGCCTATGGTGTTAAAACTGTCTTAATTTTGCCTATCGATGCTATGGGTGGTGTTAAAAGGCACTCGATGTATAAAGAGCATGGGTTTCCATTGGTTTACATGCCAGCTCGAAGGATTTCATACTTTGACGAGTCTGGATCAATCCAAAAAGGGTCAAGTTTTCACTCAATCATCATGACTTTCAATCATCGTGGGGAATCAGGTATTAAATGGGAATAAAGCGAAACACCGCTCTGAGCAGGGCTTTTACAAATGGATTTGACAGCGCTGGTACGCTAGATTCGCAGAACCCATCAAGGGTTCAGAGCGACCCGCTGAAGCGGGTAGGTCGCTCGGTGCTAGTCGCTATTGGGATAACTCTGTTTACACCTGCTTACGCAGAATCACCTGATGTGGTAAAACAATTAACTATCAAAGAGTATGCAGCTATATTAGTAGATGATAAAACCCAGATGAGTTGTTTAAGCAAACTCTATGGAAAAGAATCAGCCTGGAGACATGATGCTGTTAATGGTAGTCATTACGGGATACCTCAAGGTAGATCAGAATATCTAAAGACTGCATTACCAGAGCAACAGATTATGTGGGGCTTGAAGTACATCCATAACAGATACGGTAGTCCATGCAAAGCATGGGACTTCTTCAAGAAGAATAACTATCATTAATGGCTAAGCAATCAGCATTAAGAGATGATGGATCAACAGCTCTATGGCGTAAGATCCGCGCAAGAGTATTAACAAGAGATCAACATACTTGTCAGCGTTGTGGCATGGAAGCCACTCATGTAGATCACATAGTGCCAAGACGCTTAGGAGGAGATGATTCAATGGATAACCTTCAAGCGTTGTGCAAGAGATGTAATTTAAGTAAGGGGGGTGGCTTTTTTGAGAGCGCATCGACACCCATGACCCCCCTTGGATCTTTTGCCCCCAAAAACGGCTCAATCAGCCACTATCAGGAGACAACCGACTAACTATGACTACAAACCCTCAAACAGGCTTAGAACAGGCTCCTACGGCTTACCTAGGGGCGACAGAACCCCGTATTAGGTCAAAAGCGGTCGATTTACCGTCTCGCGGGCAGGAAATGATTGATTTCTGCGAGCAAATCATCGACCCGGTGACTGGTGAGACCTTCAAACTGCTTCCATGGCAAAAACTTCTGGCTATGGAAATGCACCGAGTCAAGCCTGATGGACGCTGGTATCACAATGAAGTCGGTGTCATTATCGCTCGTCAGAACGGTAAATCTACCTTCATGCAGCTTCGTATTCTGGCTGGTATGTTTCTTTGGGGTGAGCGTTTACAGATCCACACAGCTCACAAACTAACAACATCATCTGAAATCTTCTGGAAGATTGATGAGATTATCCAAGCCAATGAACAACTTGTGACTCGGTTTGTAAAGAAGTACGAAACCAAGGGAAGCCAAGAGATTAAACTCAATGATGGCACTCGATACCTGGTCAGAGCCAATAACTCAGCTGCTCGTGGTATCGCAGCACCTGACACGATTCACCTGGATGAAGTTCGTGAGTACAAGGACGATGAAGTCTGGGCATCGCTTCGCTTTACGCAGATGGCATCAAAGAATCCGCAAGCGATTATGTATTCTAATGCTGGAGACCAGCACTCAGTAATCTTGAATCGTATGAGGGAGCGTGGGCTTGCAGCTGCTGCTGGTTCAGATGATCCGATTGGCTGGTTCGAGTGGAGTGCTGAGCCAGGATGCGCAATCGATGACATGAAGGGTTGGCAACAAGCAAACCCAAGCCTTGGACATACCATCCACATAGATAATCTTAAGAGCGCAATGTCTGACGATGAATCCATCATCCGTACAGAGTTATTGTGCCAATGGGTAAGTCAGATCAACCCAGCCATCAATCCGTCAAGTTGGACAGAGTGCGCGCATGAGGGTACGCTCGCTTTGGATCGGGAGCAACCGACTTGGATGGCTATTGATCTAAGCCCAGATCGGAAAGCAGCTGCATTAGTTGCTGCGCAACGACTTGTTGGGGACAAGTTCTGCGTAGTATTACTGGAGACTTATTCGAATCCAGTATCGATTGACGATAAAGACCTTGCGAACAGTATCGCTGTCTGGACGAAGCGTTACAGCGTGGAGACGGTCGCTTATAGTCGTCAAACGGCTGGTGCAGTTGCTTCTCGATTAATCCCGGCAGGTATTCCAACAACTGCCATCGATGGAGCCATTTACGGGCAGGCTTGCGATGAGATGTTGTCGGCTATTACCTCCCAGCGTTTGGTTCACACGAATCAAGCTGAGTTAAACAAGCAAGTCCTATCTGCCGTCAAACTGCCTTTCAAAGATGGAGGTTGGTATTTAGGGCGTAAGGCATCTGGTGCCACAATCTGCGCCACAGTTGGTATGGCAATGGTTTCCCACTTTGCAACACGACCTGACTCGGAAGTAGACATCGTGCTGGGTTGATTATGGTATAATTTTATGCTAATGGCACTCAGAGATTTCTTCGCAAAAGCTCCTGAACCGGTAGGACTTACGGTTGATGCAGCTGCGACTCCAGCACCTTTTAATAATTCAATCCAAAGTTTGTTTTATCCTTTGGCATCGGCAACTCGCCAACAAGCAATGGCAGTTCCAACTATCGCAAGAGCGCGCAACATCATTTGCTCGACTGTTGCATCGTTGCCTTTAGAGCAACGCATTAAATCTTCCGGGGTACGAGTTGAACCCAACCGCGTAATTAACCAACCAGATTCACGCGTTCCCGGATCATCTATCTACGCTTTCGTCGCTGAGGATCTTCTATTTCACGGCGTGGCGTATGGACAAATAATGTCTATGTATGCCGATGGACGAATTCAAGAGTGGACACGCGTTTCACCTGATCGCGTTACTTACACAACAAACGCAAACAATACTGAAATCATCGGTTACTCAGTAGATGGAACTGCTGTTCCTTCAATGGGTATTCGATCTCTTGTAGTGTTCAATGGTTTGGATGAAGGATTCTTATCTCGCGCAGGTCGCACAATTAGAGCTGCGGTTGCATTAGAAAACGCATCAGAAGCATTTGCTAAAGAACCTGTACCAATGATGGTTCTAAAGTCAAACGGAACTAACCTTACTAGCGAGCGTATTGGCAAACTGCTTGAAGCCTGGCGCGTAGCCCGCACAACTCGGAGCACAGCATTTCTGAACGCCGATGTGGAATTGCAGGCTATGGGAATTGATCCAAACAAACTGCAACTCAACGAAGCGCGTCAGTATGTCGCTTTAGAATTGTGTAGAGCTGCTGGATTACCTGCTTACTTTGCATCAGCTGAGACAACATCGATGACTTACTCAAACGCAATCTCAGAGCGTCGTTCGCTTGTTGATTTCTCATTGCGTCCAATCTTGACTGCTATTGAACAGCGAATCTCAATGGCGGACTTCGTGGGTCAAGGCAATGAAGTGCGTTACGCGTTAGACGACTTCCTTCGTGGCAATCCTTTAGAGCGCGCACAGGTTTACGAGATCCTAAACAGAATTGGCGCGATGAGCGTTGATGAAATCAGACAACAGGAGGACTTGCTATCATGAAGATAACAATGCCAGTAACAATTACAGCAAGCGATGCAGAATCACGCATTATCGCTGGACGCATCGTTCAATGGGATTCAGTCGGCAATACTTCTGCTGGTCAAACTGTTTTCCTACCTAACTCAATTACTTTTAGCAAGAATACTAAATTAGTTTTAGAGCATGAAATGACAAAGCCAATTGGCAAGTTAATGGAGTGGTCACAAGATGAAACAGGTATTACTGCATCATTTAAGATCGCAAAGACAACTGCTGGCAATGACGCATTAGAAGAAGCAGCAACAGGCTTGCGTTCAGACTTTAGTGTCGGCGTTAAAGTAAATGCTTGGGATAACAAGGATGGCGTTATGGCTATCAGCGCATCACAACTAATCGAAGTTTCACTCGTAACTGAAGGAGCAATCCCAGGAGCTGAAGTGGAAAAGGTTGCAGCAACCGAAACACAAGGACAAGCTGCAAGCGAATCAACCCCGGAACCTCAAATTGAGGAACCTAAGACCGAAGGAGATGACCTAGTGTCAGAAACCGTTTCAGAGGCAGTATCAACCGAAGCGGTTGAAGCTGCAAAGTCAGAAGTAACTGCTGCGACAACTCGTCCAGTATTTTACACAAATCCACGCGTGAACCTAGATGTAACAGCAGGTCAGTTCGCAATGGCACAGATCAATGCATCACGCGGTGACGCAGATGCTCGTGATCTAGTTGCAGCACTACAAGTTGCAACAGTTGCTGAAAACACAGGTATGGTTCCACCTAACTACCTAAAAGATGTAATCGGTATTATCGATAACTCTCGTCCGTTCATTGACAGCATCGAGACAGCTGCGCTTCCAGTTTCTGGGATGAAGGTTTTCACTCCAAAGCTCGGAACTAAGGCTACAGTTGCATTAACAGCAGAGGGCGCAGAGTTCTCATCAACAGACACTACAGTCACCTTCCAGGAAGATTCTGTAGTCAAGTTCGCGGGCGCTGGCGTGATAAATGTAGAGCTTCTAGATAGATCAGACCCAGGATTCCTAGATCTATACCTACGCGAATTGGCTGAATCTTACGCACAAAAGACAGATGCGTATGCAGCACAGATCGCATCACAAAATGCAACAGCATCATCAGCAGCAACAATCTACGGCGCAATCGCCAAGGGTATTGCTGATTCATTTGGCGTACAGCGCTCAACACCAAACCGTCTACTTGTGGCTAACACAGGTGGAGAAGATGGTATTGACTTCGCAGGACTAGCAGCAGCAGTAGACACCACAGGTCGTCCACTATACGCAGCAGCAGCTCCAATGAACGCTAACGGCTTGGTCACACAAGGCTCAACAGCTGGAACAGTCGCAGGACTTGGACTTGTTGTAGATCCTAACTACACAGGTGACGATGCAAACGCAAAGCACGCACTTGTTTACCCATCAAACGCAATGCGTTTCCACGAGAGCAACCGCATCGAACTACGCGCAAACATCGTAGCGAACGGTCGAGTTGAGATCGGACTCTACGGCTATGTATGCGTAGTAAACCGTTACCCAGCTGCGTTCCGTAAGCTAAATGTAGCGTAATCAATTAATCATGGGGGGGCGGTTGCTCCCGATCGCTCCCCCAGCAGTTTAGAGAGGATGAAATGCCAAGTATTATCACAGCAACAGAGTTGAGATCCGTGCTTGGTGTTTCGTCTGCTCTTTATTCAGATGCTTACTTGAACGACATAATCGATACATCAGAGGCAGTTATCTTGCCTTTACTTACAACATTTGCATCACCAGTTGCCAAGGTTTCGCTGACTAGCAATGTCGCAACCTTTACAACAGTCGGAATCCATGAGTTTACCGAAGGACAATCAGTTGTCATCGCAGGATGTGGAACACCATTTAACGGCACTCGAACAATCAATGATGATGTCGATGCATACACATTTACAGCAAACATCACTAACGCCGATGTCGATGAGCGCAATGTCATCCCTAGCGGATCCGCAACACTTACAGGCGCTGCTACTTATGTCGGAGTTGCTGCGGTCGAATCAGCAATCATTGTAGTTTCAGTTGAAGTATTCCAATCTCGTACTGCTCCAGGCGGACAGATTGAAGGCGTGGACTTTACTCCAAGTCCTTATCGTATGGGTCGCAGCTTGTTTAATCGCGTAGTCGGTTTGCTTGGAC